ACAAAAGATATTACAAAAGATAATGTCATAATACCCTTTCAGGAGATCATCGAAGACCTGAATTGTCGGCTCAAAGAAAGGAACCTGCGGGGCAATTACCGGCACCAAAGCAAAGCCACCAGAGGGATGATATCGGCGCGCTGGAAAGAGGGGGCGCAGCTTGAAGATTTTCAGCACGTCCACAGGGTCATGGTATCGAAATGGTGGAACGACGACAAGATGTCACAATATCTCCGGCCGTCGACGCTGTACCGGGCATCGAAGTTTGAGGGGTATCTGAACCAAAAGTCACAAAAGGAACAACAGGATGACAGATTCAAAACAGCGTTTCCGCACTAAGGAGCCACCACATTCGATTGAGGCAGAACGATCTGCACTCGGGGCTATAATGAGATCACCTGACGCCCTTGAGGGTGTGATGGAATTCCTACCTAACGCGGAGGCTTTCTATGCTCCGAAATATCGAAAAATCTATAATGCCTGTCTGTTGTTGGTGGCCAAGAATGAACCTGTTGATATCACCACGGTGTCGACTGAGCTGGATACGTCGGGGGATCTCGAGTCAATCGGCGGTCGGGTTCACTTGGTTGATCTGGCCGAATATGAAGCACTGGTGTCGAACGCGAAACACTACGCGCTAATCATTCAAGATTGTTGGGTGAAGCGACGGGTGATCCAAGCCTGCGATGAAATCATAGCCCTGGCTTATTCCGGGGACGTGTCGGCTGAGGAGTTGATATCGATTGCAGAAACAAAGATTGCAGCGGTTGGGATCGGTGTGGTGACCCAAGATTCGTTCCACTTTGGGGATGTTATGCCGCAAATCCTCACTGAGATAGATGGTTGGGTAAGTGGGGAGATGCAAAAGAAGGTTGTTGCAACAGGGTTCCCAGGCTTTGACAAGAGGTTTGTCGGATTTATGGGAGGCGACCTGGTGATCATCGGGGGGAAGCCGTCGCAAGGGAAGACACAGTTGGCGGTCCAGATATCCATGCACGCGGCGAAGTCAAGGAAAGAACCTGTATTGTTTGTGTCTATGGAAATGCCCCGGGTTCAGGTTGGCTCCCGTTTTGTTTATGCCGATGCCCGAGTCAATTCGATGGACGTGAAACGACAGGCCTTGCGGGATGGTGACTTTGACAAGATAACCAAGTCGGCAAATCGCTTGGCGCAGTTACCTATCTACTTCGCAGACACCGTAAACCTGACAATCAACGCCCTGTGGGCGATGGCGCACAAGCTAAAGAGGAAAGAGGGGCTCGGTTTGGTTGTGGTGGACTACCTACAGCTCATGCACCCGGGGATGAAAAAGGAAAACCGACAGCAGGAAGTGGCGCACGTTTCTCGAATGCTCAAAGCGTTGGCTTTGGCGCTGAACGTCCCAGTGGTCGCTTTGAGTCAGTTCTCAAACACTGCCTATCAGAGAGATCGGGCCAGCCTGGGTGATCTTCGGGATAGCGGGGCAATCAGCCAAGACGCCGACGATGTGCTGTTCGTTTGGGAGAGCCGAGATGAACGGCAGCAGTACATTTCGGTCGAGAAGATGCGCAACGGAGAGCGCGGGGACCACAAGATGCTGTTTATCGATGGGCGCTGGGAGGAACCAGCTTTCAACCCACCGCCGGAACCGGCCCTATCATACGTTGACGGGAAGACGGCGCAAGCGGGGGATATGCCGTTTTGAACAGACACAAAGCACAGTTCTCCCTGTATGCGATCAGGTCCGGTCTCTGGCGCGAGATCCGGGCGGCAGCCGATCCTGTTGAATGCTGGCGTCTGATGTATCGCAACTGGTGGGGCGGGTATATGGCAAGGCAACGAGAGGAGGCTACGGATGGCTAAGACAGCAGAAGAAAGACGGGCATACCAGCGGGATTATTACCACAAGAATGCCGAGGCACGCCGGGCGTATCACAGGCGATGGACAGAGAGGAACCGGCCGGCAAGGAAGATATCGAAGGCGGGTGAGTCCCCGTATGGCGATACCAGGACGGCCGAGGGTTTGAAAGCGTACCGAAAAGCGTACTATGAAGCCCACAAATACAAGGCTGCCGAACACCAGAAGCGGCGGGATGCCCAAAAGAAGGCGGCTGGTACACCCCGATGGAAACGGCGGTTACGCGAACAGTCCCGTCAAGCCGGGCAATCCTACACGGCTTCCGATCTGGTGCATATGCCAACGGAGAAAGCAGCACAGGCGTTCGACAAGATACTGAGGGGTGAGGGGGTGCTGGTCCGTTCGGCGGAGACCGGCGATCATCCTGTGGCTTTGCGGGCAATCGACTACAGCCGTGAATCCCGTTTCAGCCGGGACAAGGTGGGGGGGAAGCTGGCGTGAAGTGGCCTGACGACTACATCGACAAGATCATCTGTGGCGATTGCTTGGAGGTGATGCAGGGCATCCCCGATGGGGCAGTTGACCTCGTTGTCACCGATCCGCCGTATAATATTGGCAAGGATACGTGGGATAGAAGACCCGATTACGTTGGGTGGATTAGTGGTGCTTTTATTGGGTGTGATCGCGTCCTAAATGACCGAGGCTGCTTGTGGTTCAGCCATATGGTATTTCCGCTCTTGGCGGATATTCATCAGGAAATAATACAGACCACAGACCTCCGTCATGTCCAGTTTATCACCATAGACAAAGGGGTGGAGTCTATTGCGGGAAGGACGTCGGCAAGTCTGAGAACGTTTCCTCGCGCTACGGAGTATTACCAGCTTTACGCCTACGAAGACCCAACTGGAGCAGAGCAGTTGAGTGGCGAGATTGCATTAAAGAATCCGATGGCTCTATATTTACGACAAGAAATTGATAGGTCGGGGGTTTCGCGTAAGGAAGTCGCATCCATTTTCCCATCCAAGACGGGCGGATTGACTGGTTGTGTATCTAATTGGCTCCTTGGCTATAACCTGCCATCCGTAGAACAATACGAGGCTATACGGGGACGCCTTGGGAAAGACTACCTGAGGCGTGAGTACGAAGACCTGAGGCGTGAGTACGAAGACCTGAGGCGTGAGTACGAAGACCTGAGGCGTGCATTCAATTTGCCGTTTGGAGTGACCGATGTTTGGCGATACTGCTTCTCTGACGGTAAAAACAACGGGCATTGTACGGAAAAACCAATAGGGGTAATGAGCCGAATCGTGTCCGCGAGTTCCCATACTGGCGACATCATTCTCGATCCCTTCTGCGGTAGCGGCACGACCTGTGTGGCGGCAAAGCAGCTTGGGCGGCATTACATCGGAATCGAAATCAACCCTGACTACTGCAAGATAGCCGAGGACAGGTTGCGGCAATGCGAGCTGTTCCCGGCGGGGAGTGAGGCATGAAGTGGCCTGACCACATCGGACGAATCATCTGTGATGACTGCCTGACCGGGCTTCGCTCCGTCCCTGACAACGTGGTGCATTGTGTTGTAACAAGTCCACCCTACTGGGGCTTGAGAGATTACGGCGTTGACGGCCAGCTCGGCCTTGAAGGGACGCCAGAGGAATACATCGGCAAAATGGTGGAGATATTCCGAGAGGTCCGGCGGGTGCTGAGAGACGACGGCACCTGCTGGCTGAATCTGGGGGACTCGTATTGGGGCGGCAAGGGGAAGTTGTCACAGGCATGGTCAACCGAACACCAAGACCGCGAGACACTCCAAAAATCACAGCACCAGATTTGCACGACAGGCGAGACGCGCCCGCAGGACGGGAAACACGACACAATCAAGCCTAAAGACCTCTGCGGCATCCCTTGGCGCGTGGCGTTGGCGTTGCAGGCGGACGGCTGGTATTTGCGTAGTGACGTTATCTGGTGCCTATCTGGTGGCACCCACGTTTACGCCAAGACACAGAAGGGCGAAATGCCGATGACAATCAAAGACCTTTATCGGCTCAAGCCTGAAACGGTGCAGCTCTGGAACGGTAAGAGGTGGACGCAACTTCTCGGTATGAACAAGAACCATCGGGCCGGTGATGAATTGGAAATCGTATTGAGATCGGGCGAAAGAATCTCATGTACGCCAACGCATAAATTTCCCACTAAACGCGGGCTATTGGAAGCATCAGAACTACGGCTCGGTGACATTCTCAAGCGGGTCCGCCTGCCTCAACCGGAGCATCCGAGAGATTGTGCTATTGACCATGATGCGGCTTGGTTCGCTGGTCTTTATCTTGCCGAAGGTTCACGCTCTGGCAGTTGCATTCAGATCGCGGGGCACGTCAAGGAGTCGTCCAGGTGGCGGGCGGTTACTCGGATCGCCGCGAAGTATGGCGGTTCGGCTACGAGAACCATCAACGGTAATAAGATGGACATTCGCGTTTATGGCAAGGTGCTGAACGCGATCATTGACGAGTTGGTGTCTGGCAGGACGGCGCACGATAAGTGTTTCGCTCCGGTTGTCTGGCAGTACAGCAATGATTTTGTCGACCGTATGCTTGCCGGGTATATGTCTGGCGATGGCCACTACGACGAAAAGAACGGGCGGTATCGCCTCGGTTTCTGCCGGAACTATAACCTTGAGCGCGACCTGCGGACGGCCTGTGCGCGACTCGGTTTCCACCTGACACTCAAGATGTCCCATTCAAAATGTAACGAGAAGTCTTTCCCTTCATTTAGGGGCGAGATGCGGTTTACGCTCAGTGACCACCGGAATAAGCGATCAAGGAACGAGATTGTAGAGATTCGGAAGTCTCGATGTCGGTATGTCTACGACCTCGGTGTGGCCGACGATCCCCATACGTTCGCTTTGGCATCGGGTATTCTGACGCACAATTCAAAGCCGAACCCGATGCCAGAGAGCGTAACGGATCGGCCGACAAAGGCGCATGAGTACATCTTCCTACTCACGAAATCGGCGCGGTACTTCTACGACAACGAGGCGGTCAAGGAATCGACCACTGCACAGCCCAGAACGTGCGGAGCGAATAGCCGTGCTAACTGTGATCGTGATCCTGCCCACCAAACCAGGAAACAGGACGCTGTCGGAAGCCGCAGGTATGCAGGGTTCAATGACCGATACGACTTTGCGAACCCGCCTACTGGTCGCAACCTCCGCACTGTCTGGAGCATAGCAACCGAGCCATACCCCGAGGCCCACTTTGCCACATTTCCCCGGAAGATACCGATGACCTGCATCCGGGCCGGTACATCCGAGCGGGGCGTATGCCCTGAATGCGGGGCACCGTGGGAAAGGGTGGTGGAGAAGGACAAATCGTTTGAAAGCGGATCCGGGCGCAGCGGGAATCCGATAGCAGGGAAGAACGGACCCGACCTGCAAGGCGGAGGAGATACGGGAGACATCCGCAAGGGGCCGGTAGTGTCTACCACGACCACCGGATGGGAACCGACCTGTTCCTGTGGTCTGCCTGATACGGTCGGCGCGATCGTCCTCGATCCGTTCATGGGGTCCGGTACGACGATGCTGGTGGCGCGGGAGATGGGGCGCAGGGCTTTCGGGTTTGAACTGAACCCGGGGTATGTCGGTCTGGCAAACAAGCGTAATGGGCAGGAGGTTTTGTTCCAATGAAGACTCAGCCACGGACGGCGTTTTGGGCCACGGAAGGCCCTGTCGAGTTTCGGGTATTCGGGGTGCCCCGGCAATGGCCGAAGGAAAACAGCACCACGACTATCGACAAGAATACAAGCCGGGTTGTGGGGCGGCGGGTGTTCCATCGGGACTACCGGACCCGCAAGAATCCAATCACGGGCAAGGTTGAAAAATACGACCACGGCTACCTGAAGAAGTGGAGGGATATAGTACAAGACCAGATCCACAGGCAGATGCAGGCGTTGGGGTTGAAGCCGTTTCCAAAGAACCATCCTTTGGCTATCGGGATATTGATTTTTAAGCCGAAGCCGAAATCGTGCAAGCTCGAATTGCCGTCGCAGATGCCGGACATGGACAACTACGAATACGCGATCAACAACGCCTTGAAGAGCACCCGAACGAAAAAGGGGCCGGGGCTATTCCCTGACGGGGTGCTGTTCTATGACGATGACTGTCCGGTCTGGATACTGGACCCGACCGGCAAGGTATGGGCTACGAAAGAGCACCCTCCCGGCGCCCTGATAACGATTCAGGATGCATGGTATCTGAGAGGAAAGATATCTGATCGGTTGAAGATCATCCGAGAAGAGAAGTGGCAACCAACAGAGCAAGGAGTGACGATATGAATCTGGCAGAAAACGAAATCATTATCAGGGTCGAAGATCTGGACTGGGTACTTGAATTCGTCGACGACCTGATGGGCGAGAAGGTGATGATCCCGACGGACGCTGAGAAGTACGACCGGTTGCAGGCGATACTGAGGTCGTCAAACTGTCGCAACATTCCGGGAACGCATGAGTATATGCGGGTCACCCCATGCGACGAATAACCCTCCTAACCCTGGTCCTGGTCCTGCTGCCGATATCCCCCAGGTCAGCGGAGTACCGGATGGTCGAGGTCATGGACCCACTGGTGACATCGACCACAACGATTGACACGTTTGTCTACCCTGCGCCCGACACGGCATCGGCAATCGTCATGGCGCAGTCAGGGCTTGCCTACGTTGGCGGAGGGGTGTGGACGGGGCAGTACGATTGCAGGGATAGATGGGGCAACCGCGTGAAGGCGCGTTGGTTGCAGGTGCAGTTTCCCGGAGATGCCAATAACGATAATCGTGTCAACATCGGCGACCTGTGTTGGCTGGTGTCGGTGCTGTTTGGAGGTGATATGTGAGTAAGAATCTGAGTCCGAGAATGCAGGCGGTCGTGGACAAGATGAGGGAAATCGAGAAACCCCTGAATGTGACTCGTTGGGGCGACGAATACACGATTGGCACCGATGCCAATGGTGACAGGATAAACTACAGTACCGTTCGCGCCCTGATAAATCGCGGGCTGCTGCAGTATGCGGGGACAGATCGTCTTACCGTCTCCTACACCCTAACCCCGGAGGCGCTTCGTGAGCAAGGATGATCGTGACGCCTTCACTCCGGCACGGCATACCACCAACTGGCAGAAGGGTGAGTTGAATAGGATCAAGCGATGGTGGAACAAGTTACAGCGACGCCTTACGGGGCGATCAATCAAACGGGAATTGGAGGCGCGAGATGAGTGAGATAGAATACGAACTGTGGGAGCTGGACGCTCACCGCGCTGTCCCGACGCCGGACGGTGAACCAGTGGACCCATACAATCAGGAGAGGTGTAGCGCAGACGAGGCCGATAATGCGTTTATCCGTGACATTACAGGCACGCTGGTAGATATGACACCTGTCACGATGCGGCGAGTAGTTGACGCATGGAACCTTTGCGCCGACCACCCCGACCTTGACGGCTGCGTGGTGGTGGAGAAGAAGGATGTGGAGAGAGCTATCAGAGGGCTAAAGTCTCTCAGTGGTGGCGGGTTCAATGTAACACGCGCCGACGATATGGCTATCGACCGCCTGGATTCTGCGCTGCGGGGGGATGAATGAGTAAAAACACCTTCAAACATAGGGAGATTTGTTATGTCGAAGAAACTTGAGTTCATGGAAGTGGATGAACCAACTCGGACGTATCACTACGCTGACGGCTCAACACTCGAAATCCCGTCCGGCGTTAAGTCTATGGCCGTAACGAGTAGCGGGACGCATCGTATCAATGCCAATGATGGGCGGCGGTGGATTGTCGTGCCTGGGTGGATAGCAGTAGAGTTCACTGCCGACGACTGGACGTTTTGAGTTGTGCCCGCATTGGATTGTTGGTCAGGATGCCGAACCGGAACTCCGGCAATTATACGAACGACACTATTCTTGTTATCACTACAAGGATGGTCGCAAGCCAAAGAAGTTTACGGGGCCGGGGCAGGTAATCGTCCTGACCACGCCAATGCGGGACGCCCTATTTGCCTGGAGGAAATTCAAAGATGACAGCGGACAGACCGGAGTCAACTGTGCCGTCTTTCGGAATGAATCGCAAGTCCTATCATCGGACCTTATCCGAGAGGCTGACGCCATTGCTGATTTCGCGTGGCCTGGTGAGCGGCACTACACGTATGTTTGCGCTTCGGCTGTTAAGTCGCGGAATCCCGGCTGGTGTTTCATATGCGCCGGATGGCAGCGGTGTGGACACACAAAGTCAGGGTTGGTTATTCTCGAACAATGCGCTGCGGAGGGATGATGAATCACAGGCGGGCATGGAAGGAGAGTAGACGAAATGGCAGTGAATCCAGAGACAAACAGAATTGAGGCGTTGCAGGAATCACCTGATTCTGACCTGAACGCGAAGATGGAGAAGTTGCAGGAACAGTTTACGGCAGCGAAGCTGGTTCGCCCTGACGGCTCACCTGTCCCGAAAACCTGGACGACGTTCACGGTGGGGGAATTGGTGGTCATCAAAGACTATACGTTCAGCGTCGCCTACATCGGCGAAACGAACGTGCTGTTCGAGCCGGTGTCACCGACGGACGCACTGGAGGCCAGCAATGGATGACCAGCGCATAGCGGAGATAAAACAGCGGCTTGAGGCCGCGCCCACCGGGCATGGAAGGAGAGTGAATGATGGAATATCTCTTGCTGATACTGTTAGGGGTGGTGGTGGTGTTGGTTGCTTTTGTGACCTACAAAGTGGTACGCAAAATGGAACAGAAGATAGAGGAAAAGCGGTTGCGGCGAGAGAAGGAAGAGGAGGGAGAGTATTTGGGATGGTAATGGATGACCAGCGCATAGCGGAGATACGGGCGCGGCTTGGCGGCAGAGTGAAAATGCTTAACTATGCCGAAATGAGTCGGGCGCTTAGTGCCGAGGAACGTTCTTACAAGTTGTTTTTGATCGACGCTGAGGACCTTCTTGCCGAGGTTGAGAGGCTTCGGGGGACACTCGACACAGTGAGGGGTGACAGCAATATGCTACAAGCCCTGATGGAAGCCCACGGCGATCACATCCTTCAACTCACAGAAGCACTTGAGGAACATCCTGACGGTTACGATGGCCCATGTCAATGTGAAACCTGCCGGAGCTATGGAGATTGATGATGGTTGAACAAATCAAGACAGAGGAAGAATACCGGCAATGCCTTGCGGATGTTGATCTTCTAATGAACACGGTTGCCGATGATGGGTCAGTCGAGAGATTGCAATACGACCTACTGAAAATGCGCATTGTGGAATACGACCTTCTTGCCGAGGTCGAGAGGCTGAGGGGAATACTCGACACGATAAAGGCTATGGGCGACGTAATAGCGGGCGAACCCGTCACCGAGGACACAGCGAAAGAGGTCGGCAAGGTGCGGTGTTCGCCGTCCGGCAGGCCGCAAGACACAGTGAAAGGAGGGGAGTAATGCCGCGCATCAAAGTGATTGAGCAAACGGCGGACGAGTTTCATGGACGCTACAAGAAACACGACATCAGCATTCGCCGAGAATCGGACTACATCTACTACATCATGGTCGCCTGTCCAGACGGAACATACGCTTACTACGGTTGGTGGGGAGATGATCTTGAGCGGCATACGATGGAACAGGCAGTCCACGAGGCGTTGGAGGGTAGCCTGCTAACCGCCCAGCCGCAAGGAGGGGAGGCGAAGCCGTGATCTTACGCATAGACCCGATCAAGTTGACGGTGCTCATTGTGCCGGACGGCGAGGACGAAGGGGAACGCATAGAGGGGTTGCTGTCGGCGATACAACGGTTCGAGACAACGAATCGCTGTAGGGCCGTGGCGACAATTTCAGATGATGAATCGGTAGCCTACGATACGCCGTGCCTGCGCTTCGACATCGACGCGGCGGGAAAGGAGTGAGGATGTACACGCGAGAGATCATGGTTGACTTGGCCCTTAAGATGTTGGGGACGCCTTACGTGTGGGGTGGCAATGACCCTGATGACGACGGTGGAGTGGACTGCTCCGGGTTCGCGCTCTACCTGTTGCATCGGGTCGGGCTGGTCAAGTGGGGCGAAGACATGACAGCGCATGACCTATACAAGTCGATGCCGATGCCAGAAGGCAACATACATCCAGACTATGTGGACGCGGGTGACTTCGTATTCTACGGCACCAAGGAGAAGATCACCCATGTGATGATGGCCCTTGGCCCTGGTGTTGTGATAGGGTCGATAGGCAAAGAGGGGGCTGTGGATATACGGCCCATGAATTACAGGCCCGACATCGTGGCCGTGAGATGGTTTGAATAGGAGGCTGTGTATCTATGTGGTCGTCAGGCTTAACGAGGGATCAGGAGAGGTATTATGAACGAGAGAACGCTGCGCGAACTCGTGAGGAACTTGAATCTCTCAAGAAAGAGGCGGAAGCCCTTCGCGTTAAAGCTTCTGGTTTAACGGAGGAGTTGACACCCCGCGAACGAGGGATGATGGATCGTCGATTTGGGGTGTCAATGTATTGTCCACCGTCCCAATATAATGACGTACAGCAACAGCCAGGGTTGGAATGGTTGGATGGGTGGTGCACCCAAAATCGAGACATAGAAAACGAAGACCAGAGGAGGAATCCGTTAACTGTTTGGCTGGCCGACATTGTACCTATCGACCATAGCTTTCGGTTGACAGATATTGTTGTCCCCATTAAGCACTACGACCGTTACGAGCACGGAACTGACAGGGTTGTCTTTCGTCGGTGGGTGTTCCGGACTACAGAGGGGCGGTGGGTGGCATATGATGGGAGTGGGAGGTCGCCGAAAGTAGATTATATAGACTGTGATCGTTACGGGGATGCACCCAAGGCAAACTTGTTTGGTAGTGAAGAGGATGCGTGGCATCGCGCAAGGTGTGGTTATTTCAGGCTTTTACGTTATGCTGCTATGATAAGAGACAAGGGTGGGTGGTGCGCCCTGGCGCCAGAGGTTCGTCGTAAGATTGACGAAATGAAGATAGGGGTGGGAGGATGGTTTCAAGATGCACAGTGTCTTGATTGTCAAATCTCATTCTTTAAGGCAGCGTGCCATCACATCAAAAAGCAAATGATTGAGAAGGGGTATATTGAGGACGACTCCAAGTATGTCATGAACCCCTTTCCATACTGAATAGGAGGCGGTGAGATATGAAGAAAGAAGGAAACCACTTGAAGGGGTTGTTGGTAGCCCATCTCTTGGGGCTTGCTCTCATGGCTTTTGTAGCGTGGCTATCATGGCCTGACATTTCTCCCCCCGCCCCGGTGCCTCGGCCAGTGGTGATGTTTGAAATACCGGGTTGTGATGGGGCGTTCAACATAGAAATGTCCGACGACTTTCTTGATAGTTTGTGGTCCGATACTCTTTGGGTCTGGTATCCCAACTATCTTAATCCCGACAAGTACAGGCTGGAATACAACCCAACAACCGGAAGGTGAGAGATGAGGTGGTTAAAGTGGTTTATGCTATTCTTGTGCGTCATTAGCCTGATGATTTGCTTACTGGACCCATGCGTGACGAAGTGGGTCTGCGTGGCTACGATGTGCATAATTTACCATATCTATTTCGTGGGGGATATACTCCTCAAGGCCATAAAGGAGGAATAACAAATGAAGTTCACAATATTGTTAAGTTTGCTACTCTCCCTGCCGCTTGGCATCCCCCGCTCACCCGAAACCGAGAGGTGAAGTGATGGAAACAGAAATAGTGGAAGTGCTGAAGGGGATCAAGGATGTTCTATGCTATATTTGCTTATTACTGGCCTGTATAAGTATAGCAATCACCCTAAACATAAGATCAAAACACTAACCCCCTAACCCCGCGAGGCGGGAAAACTAAATGAACCGTTGGCGAGCAGAATACGGAGTGCCCGAACCGAACCAAGTTATCGAATCCTTGGTATGTCCTGCCTGTGGTTGTATTGCTGGCTGGATGTGGGGCGAGGTGTGGCGGTGTCGGGGCTGCGGCCGATGGTTCCAGCGCGAAGAAATAGACGACTCAAACGATTGGAACTGAGAGCGAGGTGATGCCTATGGCCTGACCTGAACTACAAAAGAAATGTTAATAATCATATCGGTCCTGCCGGTCGTCCGTAACCCGGAATCCCCGGCCGGCAGGATCTTATTTGACAAGGATGTCTGCATGGAAATCGAAAAGTTAATCATCGACGGGATCAGGGAGGAGAAGGGGTTGCGGTACAGCGTGCGGATCAACGACCGCAGGGTAATGCTGTCTCTGACGCTGTTCGTTTACCTTGTTAGGCTTGCGGCCGGCCGGGTGGGCTTGCCCGGCGTCCCGAGTGATGGAGGTTGGGTGTGGAAGGGAGATATCAGCCCTGTCCTCCACAGAGCAAGAAACATCCAGCGATTGAATGATGCTGTTCGGTCCCAGATGGATGCTGATCGGCGGTTCTATCTGGTCGAGAATAATCTCCGATGTTCATACAGGCTGAAGGTGCGGCCGGACCTGGTAGAATTAAACGATGATCTGCGGGACTTCTGTGACAGCTACGAGGTCCGGCAGGTGTTTGAGGAGGTGGAGTGATGGGACTAACAGCAAGGCAGCGCCGTGATATTGAGTACAACCGGCGACTGTTCAGGGCCACGGACAGAGTTGAAGGCGATCCTGGAGGAGAAGGGGAAGATGGAGGCTGCGAAAGCCCTGGAGGAGGACAGTGATGCCGAAGAGAATGTGGAGCGCTCCGATGGCGACGATTGAGCTTAGCCGAGATCGGATGGAGGAGGAGGAAAATCAGGGCATCCCTTTGAACGAAATGTGTTGCACCGAGCCAGACTTAATCCTGGTCTGTGATTGCGGTTATGAATCCGTACATCGTTGTGACGCTGTGGAGGTTGAATGTCCCTGTTGCTGCGCCCGGTTTGAAGTTGGCCTGACGGTTCAGAAGGTTGGGCGTCGGGCCTTTGGTCGTAGGCTGGTCTTCATGTTGGATGCGTGGAACTACCTGCGATTTGCGGACAGGAACCGCAATAGGGATCTGCGACCACCGGCCCGGCACGCCAACTGTCGATGTATAGGATAGGAGGATATGATTATGCTGGATCGTATGTCGTTAGGGGATATAGGCAACCACCTATAAGGGGGGCCGACGATTCTTCACCCGATTTGTTTCACGTTAAACACTTGCGCCATTCTGCCCCATAATGCACCAATATATGCACTTTGTTATACTGATGTTATAGACAAATAAAACACCCGGCACCTATCCTGCCAACAGATAAACGAAACTGCTGGCGGGAGTCATGGCCGATACAGGTGTCCACTACATCCCCAAGTGCGAGATCGACCAGCTCAAGCCGTATGATCGAAACCCCCGACAGAACGATCAGGCCGTCGAGGCCGTCCGTAAGTCCTTAGAAGCCCACGGTTTCCTTAACCCAATAATCGTCGATGCCGACTTCCGTATCTGCTGCGGGCATACAAGATTCAAAGCGGCTACGGAAATGGGGATGGACACCGTCCCGGTCATTGTAGCGCCCCACCTGGTCGGCTCTAAGTTCGTATCCTACAACATCGCGGACAATCAGACCGGCGCCATTGCCGAATGGGACACCCCGGAGCTGGCTAAGATCATATCGGAGCTACAGGCCGAGGACTGGGACATGGAGTCCCTGGGATTCGACGGCAACGAGATCGAAACGATCTTGGCGGAGATGGATGCCGGGGCCGGGACGGGCGGTGATCCCGAAGATGTTCCCGAACCGCCGGTCGATCCGACAACGCAGCCCGGCGACCTGTGGCTGTTGGGCGACCACCGGCTGCTGTGCGGGGACTCGACGAAGGAAGTCGATGTCTGCCTGCTGATGGACGGGACCGAGCCGTTCATGATGGTTACCGATCCGCCGTATGGGGTGGAGTACGATCCGGGATGGCGGGATGAAGCCGCGAAGGCTGGTCACCTGTCCCCTGCGAACCGCAGGGTAGGACAGGTGACGAATGACGACAAGGTCGACTGGTCTGCCGCGTGGTCCCTGTTCCCCGGCGATGTTGTGTATTGCTGGCATGCTGACCAGCATGCCAGTGAGGTCTTTAACTCATTGGCCGAATGTACATTCCTTATTCGGGCGCAGATAGTGTGGGCCAAGCCGGGGTTCGTTATAAGCCGGGGACATTACAACGGCCAGCACGAGCCCTGCTGGTATGCTGTGCGCAAGGGGCGAAAGAGCCGATGGTGTGGCGATAATTCGCAGTCGACTCTGTGGCAGATCAGCAATCACCTGACAGATCAAGAGGGAAAGACCGGCCACGGCACCCAGAAGCCCCTGGAGTGCATGGCCCGCCCCATCCGCAACCACGGCAAGCGTGGCGATTCCGTCTATGACCCCTTCCTTGGCTCCGGCACGACCCTGATCGCCTGTGAGCAACTTGGGCGGAAATGCTACGGAATGGAGATCGATCCTGGGTACTGTGACGTCGTGGTCGAGCGGTGGGAATCCCTGACCGGCAAGACAGCCGAACTCGTGAGGACCGGCAATGGCTAAAGCGAAACGCAAGGCCAAGCAGGTCAAGAAAGCTGATGGGCGAGGCCGCAGGAACAAGTGGCCGACCCATGTGAAGCCGAGGCTTGAGACAATCAAGGCATGGAGACGCAAGGGGCTGACCGAGCAGGAAATATGTAAGGGTCTTGACGTAGCTGTTTGCACCTTCGCCACTTACAAAAATAAATATCCCGAATTGGTAGAAGCCTTAAGTATCAGTAAGGCCGATGCTGACGGCCAAGTGGAAAACGCCCTGTTCAAGCGGGCTGTCGGATACACGTTCGAGGAAACCGAGACCCATGTAACCCAAAGAGGGGATGGGACGGAGAAGATTGTTCGGGTCAAAAAGACCCTCAAGCATGTCGAGCCGAACACGACTGCCATGATGGCTTACCTGTTGAACCGGGTGTCAAAAGACTGGCAAAACAAATCACGACATGAGCTATCCGGCCCTGACGGTGGACCTATCCAGACCGGCGGGGTGCTTTTGGTATTGCCTGACAATGGAAGAGACGAAAAGAATGCCGACGGCAGCCTTAAAACAGACGACTGATCTGCCGAAGATCAAGCCCCAGCCCGGGCCGCAATACGACTTCCTGGCTACAAAGGCGGACATCGGTATCTTTGGCGGTGCGGCTGGTGGTGGAAAGACCTACGGCCTGTTGATGGAGTGCGGTCGGCACGTTATGGTGCCGAACTTCTATGCTGTTCTGTTCCGCCGTGAATATACGCAGATAACCCAGCCCGGTGGAATGTGGGATTCGGCTTTGAGTATCTACCCGGGGCTCGGTGGACAACCCCGATACGGTCCGCTTGATTGGGCGTTCGGGAACGGTGCAAAGATCAAGTTCGGCCATATGCAGCATGAGCAGGACCGGTACAACTGGGATGGTTCCCAGATTGCGATGATCGGCTTTGACCAGCTTGAATCGTTTACATGGCGCCAGTTTTCGTACCTGTTGTCCAGGAACCGATCGACTTGCGGTATCAAGGGCTATGTTCGGGCAACCTGTAACCCGGTGCATGGGGATGACCCAACCGGGGGATGGCTCCGACATCTTATAGCGTGGTGGATTGATGACGATTCGGGGTTGGCTATTCCCGAACGGTCCGGTGTGATCAGGTACTTCGTAAATATCGACGACGAAATCGTATGGGCTGACACCCCAGGCGAACTGATAAAGCGATACGGTGCAGACACGTTGCCTAAATCCTGCACGTTCATCCATTCCAACATATACGACAACAAGATACTGATGGATGCCGACCCTCAATACTTGGCGTCCCTGAAGGCCATGCCCCTTGTCGATCGGTCCCGGTTGCTCGGGGCGAACTGGAACGTCAAGGAAGCGGCCGGAATGTTCTTCAAGCGGCCGTGGTTTGAGGTTGTCGACGCTGCGCCTGCTGGTGGACAGGAGATCAGGTACTGGGACCGGGCGGGCACGGATGCGATGGATAAGAATGCGGGGCAGGCCTCATGGACGGCGGGCATCAAGTTGCAAAAGCATCCATCGGGGGTATGGTATGTGGTTCATTGTGTGCGCTTTCAGGGTAGCCCCCTCAAAGTACAGGAACAGGTCAAAAACGTCGCCAGTCAGGACGGTACGGCCGTGCAGGTTGGTATCGAAGGAGATCCCGGCCAGGCCGGCAAGGCCGAAGCCGAGCTCCAAGTCCGCAACTTGGCTGGTTACGATGTCCGAATAAACACGGTTAGGGAATCCAAGGGCACCAGGGCGAAGCCGGTATCTGCGCAGGCTGAAGCTGGGAATGTCAAGCTCGTTAAGGGTGACTGGGTTGAGGCGTTCTTGCGAGAGGCAGAGAATTTCGACGGCACAGACAAATGTACATCGGATCAGGTCGATGCCCTGTCCGGTGCCTTTATGATGCTGAACAACACGGTCCAGATCGGTGTGTATTGAGGATGAGAAACCCGTACAGAGGAGAGTTGTGATGGCTGAATATGCTGGTCCAATATGTATCGTGGTGGGGCTGATAATGATTATTAGGGGATGGCGAGGTTTATCTCTGGATGTAAGACGGGAGACCCAGCGTCGAGGGAAGGCAAATCTATGAGTAATTATCTGAGTATTATCGTGGGCTTGGCTATAGCGGTGGCCATCATCGGCGGCATCGCGATGTTCGTCCGGGGTCAGTGCCGAGCCTACGACGCAGCGTGTGATGCCGACGAAGCATGCCCTGATACGCGTGCAGTGTGGGGCGATGGATGCGGAAGGGAAGGGGCACCATGAATTGGGGTGAGGTGGCCGACTTGTGGGCCTCGGAACCTTTCCATGCTCAGATCTATTACGTGGTCGCAGTGGCGCTCACCCTGTTTGCCATCGGTTTAATCATTATGGTCCTCAAGCATTATCTGGCCCCTATGCACGTCGAAGAACCGTGGGATATTTCCCCGGAAGTTGCAGAGGCTATAGCCTGTGGTGCTAAGAAGAGAAGGCAGGAAGATTGGGACAGGAAACACCCTGAAACATTTTGGATGGATATAGATGGCAGCCAAGGCTAAAAGTAAGATCGACGAACAGAAGATGATGGAGCAGGCGATGGCTCGCGTCTTGTCGAGCGCCCTGCGCCCCAGGATAGCGGGCAGGCTCGGTAAGTCGGGCTATACCGACAGGGAACTGTATACCGAGCTCGGATACGTCGAGTCTCTGACGTATGCCAACCACTACTATCCTGCATTCCGTCGCAACCCGATTGCTAACGCTGTTATCACCCGGCCTGTCGACGAAAGCTGGCGCCTTCCCCCGACGATAGACGAAAACATTGCGGGTGAATCCACCCTTGAAAAGGAATGGGGTTCACTGTCCGACCGCCTGCAACTCTCGAATAGGTTCAAGCGGGTTGACAGATTGGCAACACTCGGACAGTGGGCGTTGATGCTGATTGGGTTCAAGGATGGGTCGATGAATCTGTCTGAACCTGTGGGCGCGGCGCAAGACGTCCTGTATGTGACACCATACCCGGAATCATCGGCAACAATAGAGGCTTATGAGACTGACACCCAGAACGCCCGGTATGGATTGCCGAACATCTACAAGCTGTCCGTTCGCATGGGCACGACCACAACGACACACCTGGTTCATTGGAGCCGGGTCATCCATGTGGTGCAGGACAACGACGTGAGTGATATCGAGGGCAATCCGGCACTGGAATGCGTTTACAACTTCGTCACCGATCTGGAAAAGGTGGTCGGTGGCGCAGGCGAGATGTTCTGGCGCGGGGCGATGCCGTGGATGAAGCTGTTAATTAACGACCAGGGTCTTATCACTGACACGGTTAAATCTGAGATGAAAGACAAGATCGAGTCGCTGGTGCATGGCCTTCGCCGGTATCTGATGCTGCAAAATATGGATATGCAGCAGATATCGCCGCAAGTGGCCGACCCGTCGAACCATGTCTCCGCCATCTTGGACGTGATAAGTGCAGGGACGAGGATCCCGAAGCGTATCCTGGTCGGTTCTGAACGCGGGGAATTGGCGTCAACGCAGGACAGGGAATCGTGGGCTGAGCAAATAGGAACCCGCCGCGAATCGTATTGTGAAACGCAAATAGTACGACCGTTTATCGACAGGTGCATCCAGTACGGGGTATTGCCCGAACCGAAAGAGGGTACATACGACGTAGATTGGCCCGACCTCATGTCGTCGTCGGATAAGGATTTGGCCGAGGTTGCGAAGTTGCGTGCTGAGACGGTCAAGGTGTACGCCGACAGCGCAGCGGCCGGTGATATCATGCCGTCCGACATCTTCTTTGACAAGATTATGGGCTTTACGCAGGAAGAGATCGAACAGATAAACGCAGCCCGAGACACTCAACGAGACGAAGCCGACAACGACGATGATCTGCCGCCTGATCCTGACGGGGGACCCGATGTCGTATGACCCCACCAGGACAACGGCGTTACGTGCCCGGTTTGTATCGCAGGTCAATCGCCGATGGCGGACGGTGAAAACCGACCTGCGCAAGTCAATAGTCGACAACGATTGTTTCGGTATTGCTGATCGTATGGTTGCGCTGGCGGCCTTACCGCCGGAGGAACTGGCAATGTTCCTCGATGCTGCCAAGGTTGATAGGTTCATGGCGTGGCTGAGAGAACAGGAAGAAGCCGGGATACTGGAGACGGTATTCATGCCGAGCCGGTTATCGTCCGAACCGTGGTCAAACCTATATATCGACAGCGCATACCGCCAAGGCATTCGCCGGGCATACTCGGAACTGCATAAAGCAGGATACGCCACCCCGATCCCGATCGATATGGCTTTCGGTCAACCGGTCCATGCCCAGCGGGTGGCTCTGCTCTACAACCGGACGTGGGAAGACCTGAAGACCGTGGCGCAGGTGGTAAATGCCAGGGTAAGGCAAAAGGTCACGGATGCGCTATCGAGTGAACTGGCCAGAGGTATTGCCGAGGGAAAGGCGCCGAAGGTTGTGGCGAAGGAACTGTATGCAGAGTTGGGAACTATCGTCGACGGCATAGGGCTCAACAGGTGCCGGACGATTGCCAGAACGGAGATCATTCGAGCACACCACCATGCCAATATCCTTGAATACCGGCAAGCGGCAAAAGATATGGAAGTCGAGGTGTTGGTGGAGTGGAGTACGGCCGGCGACGAACGGGTCTGTGAGAAATGTGCAGGCATGGCCCATCACACCTACACCCTCGATCAGATAGAATCTATGTTACCAGCCCACCCTAATTGCCGGTGTTCTGCTATACCGGCCCGGCGGGCTACAATGCGACGGAGAGCGGCATGAAAGATAGACAATCGTATGTATTCAACTTCTCTGGCGGGTACAGACAGGAGGTGCTGGACGGCCGGGACTGTTTAGTGGTCTCTGTTGTTCCGTTAGTCCCGGGTGTTCACACGGGGATGGACGGTAACCCGACGTACTATTCGCCAGAAGCCTTATCAACTGCGGTGTCCTACAACAATGGCCGTCCTATCGTGGTCAATCATCCCGGTGCGGGTCAGACCGCAAACAGGCCGGACATTCTGGAGGATACTGGTGTCGGCACCATGTTCAACCTGCGATATGCTGACGGGAAGTGGCGGGCCGATCTGTGGATTGATGTGGAAAAGGGCGAACGGATTATGCCGACCGTCATGTCCCGTATCCGCAACCATGAGGTGGTTGAGGTGTCGACCGGTTTGTACGGTCGGTGGGACCAGACACCCGGCGTGTGGAACGGGGAGGATTACACTGCTGCGGCCGGCGACTTGATCCTCGACCATCTGGCTATCCTGCCGGATGCCGTTGGGGCGTGTTCGGTTGCGGATGGGTGCGGAATTCATGCCAATAAAAGCGATAGAGATAAACAGAAGGAGCAGCCTATGATAAGTCGAGCCAAGGCTTGGCTGCGGCAGTTCATCCAACAGGAACAGCTTGAGGCCAGTCACGATGATGTCCGGCGAAATATTCAGGCGTTGCTCGACGGGATGGACAACGGCAGTTGGATGCACTGGGTACGGGATGTCTATGATAACAAGGTTATCTATGAGGCGTCGACGACCAATCCCAGTGAGATGGCGGACGGCCAGACATCCATAACCAAGTTGTACGAGCGTTCTTACACCGTCGACGATGATGGCGTGGTGACTTTGGGTGAGGAAGCCCAGGAGGTTATTGAGGAACGCAACTATGTACCGGTAGACAACGCGGGGGGGGATGAGAACCCCGACAACAATAAAGCGTCCAACGATAAGGAGTTGAAGACGATGGAGAAAGAGCAGAAAGTCAAAGCACTGATCGCGTGCGAAGGCACTCGATTCGAGGATGGCGACAAGGATTGGCTGATGGCGTTAGAGGAAGGGCAGCTTGATAAGTTGGCTGCACCGGAGACCCCGGAACCCAAGCCCGAAGAAACGCCGGACCCCGAACCGAAGGAGGAGCCGACTGAGCCCAAGGAGAATGCGGAGGCCGAATCGAAGGCGCCGACATTCGAGGGGCTTCTGGCTAACGCATCTCAGGAACACCGGGAGCTATGGGCTCAGCTGGAGGCCGAGAGGCAGGATCGCCGGGACAAGTTGGTTTCGGGCCTGACCGAAAACAAGGCGTGCAAGTTCACCTCCGAGGAGCTACAGGCGAAGCCGTTGGCCGAGCTTGAGAAGATGTCGGAACTGGCGGCCATACCCGTAACCTATGCTGGTAACAGTCCAGCGCCTGTGAACAAGGAAACGGCTCCCGTTCCTCCGCCCCTGGTTCCCCTGGAGAACGTTAAGGAGTAGGTTCATCTGTGCCTGCAAGTATTGAAAAAGCGATAATGATATGGAAGTTCCCATACCAACAGGAGAAATGAGCAATGGCTTATAACACGATTGCAGTTGTCGAAACCGGACTGCTCCGCAAAGAGGCGGTGGCTAACGCGGCTATCACTCCGGGACACCTGATCGAAAGAATGTCCACGGGCAAAGTCCGGGTCCATGCGACCGCAGGAGGGACCGCATCGCCCATGTTTGCCCTTGAGGACAGCATTCAGGGCAACGGGATAACCACGGCGTATGAGGCCGCAGACCGCGTCCAGGTGGGCATCTTCAACAGCGGCGACGAGGTCTACGCACATCTATACAACGGCGAAACTGCTGTTATCGGCAGTAAGCTGGAGTCCCAGGGCGATGGCACCCTGCGCGTAGTCGATGCCGATACGTCTGTCGGCACCGTGGGCGTCCAGTCTGTCATAGGGACGGCGCTTGAAGCGGTCGACATGTCCGGTTCTTCGGGCGTTGATCCTGACGGCCGCATCCTGATCGAGATCCTGTAGTCCATGAAGAGAAGTAACACACACGTTTCGGAGGATACGAACAATGGATAATCACCTCATCGACCCTGTTGGGATGGATGATTTACGTCAGGGCACGAGCCTGATGGCACAGAAGATTCTTCAGGGGGGCATCGGTCCTCACCTGCGAGAAAACACCGTCCTGACTTACGACCAGTGGAAAAAGATCGATACGGCAGTAGTGACGGCCGCCCGTCAGAGGATGGTCATTACGGCTGATGTGATGGGTAGGGGTCTGACTGAAGACCTGGGTTCTGATCCTCTTGGGGTTACTGTGATGGTGTCCCAGAAGGCTTCTGGTATCGCTGCGGCCCAGATGGACATGAACGCAGATACCGAGACCAGGAAGGACCGCATTGAGTTGGGTACGGACTACCTGCCTATCCCCATTGTCCACTCTGGTTTCTGGCTGAATGTCCGGGAACTCAAGGCCAGCCAGCGCAACGGTATCGGTCTTGATACCACCCTGGCTGAAGAGTGTGCCCAGGTCATCATGGAGAAGATCGAAACGAACTTCACCAGCGGGACCAGCAGCTTCAAGTTCGGCTCTGGTACTATCTACGGCATCGAGGACTTCCCGAATGTCTCCACCACGTCCCTGACGGCCAACTGGGATGCGTCCGGTGCTGACCCGGTAGCGGATGTCGTCGCTTTGAAGCAGGCAGCTATCAACGACCGGCACTACGGCCCGTACATGGTCTACGTCCCTACGGCATACGAAACCCAGCTCGACACGGATTATGTGAGCGGGTATCCGAAGAGTGTCAGGACCAGAATCCTTGAGATTGACAAGATCGAGGGGATTAAGGTCGTCGACAAGATGTCTGCGAACCATGTCGCTCTCGTTCAGATGCAAAAGAATACTATTCGAGCCGTCACCGGCTGGGGTGGTGCTTTGCAGACCGTGGAGTGGGAGAGCCAGGGCGGGATGCGCGTGCATTACAAGGTCATGGGCATCATCGTTCCGCAGATCAGGTCCGACTACAACGACCGCTGTGGTATCGTGATTGGCACCTAATGTAACCAACAATAATCCCCGCCGTCAGTAAATGGCGGCGGGTGCCTATAGGAGAGACCCTCATGGCTAAGTATAGAATCAAGAGCGGACGACATTACGGCAGAGACGGCAAGATTTATGACCCTGGTGACATCTACGAATACGTCGGAGAATTACCGCACGCCCTCGCTTGCAAGTCGGAACTCGTCGAGGCCGACCCCGAAATCGAACAGCCCCCTGAAGCCGTCTTGAAGGTGGTCAACACCAGCCCCGGCTGGTATCTGGCAGTCAATCAGGCGACCGGCAAACCTATCAACGATAAGAAACTGCGCAGAGACGATGTTGTCGCTATCGCAGGAGAAGAAGCCGTCGTGGCTGCCGAAGCCGATGAGAACGGGGATGATCCAGAGAAGGAAGATGGCGAACCGGAAGACGAGGACAACGAGTAAACAGCAATGAAAGTGGAGTCTTGGACAGTTCCCAAGATATGGGAAGGCGGAGAGTGTTTTGTGCTCGGGGGCGGGCCGTCGGTGAATAACCTCGACCTGCCTCGCCTGCATGACAAGCGGGTGATCGCTGTTAATAACTCATACCAGCTGGGACCGTGGGACGTGTTGTTCTATGGCGACTGTCGGTGGCGGGAATTGCATACACAGGGGCTGGCGGACTTCACGGGACTTAAGGTTCATGGGTGTCCACATGCTGAAGGTATCGGCGATATCAAGCGGGTCCACAGACACCATACGCCATACGGGATTGATCGCCGGCCGAATGAACTGTGCTGGAACCGTTCAAGCGGTGCCTGTGCTATCAACTTGGCTGTCCACTTCGGGGTCAAACGAATCGTCCTGCTCGGCTTTGACATGCGGAAGGTCGATGGTGAGACTAATTATCATCGGGATCATCCGAAGCACCGCATGAAGAGTAGCAAGGTGCCGTACCCCTACCCGTCGTTCCTCGAACCGTTCCCTGTCATCGCCAGAGATTTGAAGAGACTGAAAGTCGAATGTGTTAACGCGACGCCGGGGTCCGCACTTGATGTGTTCCCCATTGTCGAACCAGATGAGGTCATGTGATGGGCCTCCATAAAAATCACGAGTCCGCCAGGCCCGGCGGTCGGTTTTTCTCCGTTTCCCCACCCCGGGTCTGGCGCCTCCTCCTACGGGAGAATACATGATCACCGTTGCCTGCCTCTATAAGACCGGTGGGGACTTTTCAACCCACGACGTACACCGACTGTCTGACGCCGTTGCGCGACAAATGACACAGCCCCACCGGTTTGTTTGTATATCCGATTCCCGTGTTTGCGGGATCAAGACCATCCCACTCGACCCCGACGTCCCGTCATGGTGGGGCAAGATGCAGGCGTTCCGAATACCTGGACCGGTGTTATTCCTTGATCTCGACACTATCCTTGTCGGCAATATCGACGGTTTGGCTGATGCCGTTAAGGGTTTGGGTGACAAGTTACTTATGCTCGACGACTTCTATCACTCTGGTGTACGCGCCAGTGGCATACTCGGATGGGCCGGGGACTTCTCGTCACTGTCTGATTCGTTCAACGAGATCATTCAGGGCAACCACAAATTTACAACTGCCGTCAATGCCTGCCGGTTGCGATGTCCTGGTGGGACATACCGGGGTGATCAGGAGCTAATCAACCGGATGGTAGCAGACAGGAAGATAGCGACCGTGGCTGCACAGTCTGTGTTCCCTGGCATCTACTCCTACAAGGTCCACGTCAAAGACATAGGCACTCCACCCGACGATGCTGCGGTTATCTGTTTCCACGGTCGCCCTCGTCCCAAGGAAGTCAATCAGCCTTGGGTCACAGGATATTCACAGGAAAAGGACAAGGCTTGTCGGGCCATTCAGATCAGGAAGAGTGTGACCAACTACAAAGGGCAGCATACTGGAACGCTGGTCGTTGCCGGATCCGCCGAATGCCTCCAGGACGATCTGGATCGGGTTCGGAAGATACGGGACGATTTCAAAATAGCCGTCGTCGGTCATGCGGCGGGCATGATCAAAGCCGACCTCGTTGTCAGTGACCATTACGAAGTTCATGCTGAACTGCGACGATTGCAGGAACAGTTTCATTCAGATTTCACGACGCATTGTACGTTCACCGCGTACTACCTGGAATATCCCAGCGTTGACTACTGGTGGGGATGGCCCCGGGCGCAAGCGACATCGATGGAAACGGCCGTCAGAATAGGGCTGCACACAGGGTTCGACGAAGTCATTCTGTGCGGTTGCCCTTTATCGGCTGGAGCGATACAACACCCCGATCAGCAGCGTAAGGACGGTCAGGTCTGGCCCCCCCCTCGTGACTTGAGCCGATACGCTCCCTGTCCCAGCAGGACATCCTCTGATCAGATATTAAATGGGTTCAGGGCAGGCTTTGCAAACGTAGCGTCGAGGTGGCGGGGGAGAGTCTTTTCGATGGGCGGGTTTACGAACCGGATGCTCGGCGATCCCCCCGACGAACCGTTGCCGCCGACGGCAGAGAATGAAGTTGACCGGCAGGTAACAATAGATCACTGGACAACGAGGGATTCGGTTCACCGCGTATATCCCAAAACGGCGGGTAAATGGGCCGACCCCGAGACCCCGAAGATACTGAAAGACCTGTGTGTCGGGACGGTTTGCGACGTGGGGTGTGGAACGGGTCGGTGCTGTGACCTATTCGGACCGGAGCTGTACGTTGGTGTTGATATTAGCCAGCACGCCGTTAACCGAGCCCGCAAACGATACCCTGCCCATGACGTCCGGTCTGTGATGTGGGATGACGAATACCCCGAAGCCGATACGTATCTATTCCTCACGGTCTTACTACACGTCCCTGACAGCGAATTGCCCAGGGTGTTGGCTCGAACAACAGGCAGGGTAGTAATCTGCGAAAGCATGGATCATCGATACCGGAGTGAGGGGCATTGCTGTTTCAACCGTGACGTCTCGGCCTATGTGGACCTCCTCACATCGTTAGGTCGCAAAGTAGTGAACCGTAAACGCCTCGAATCCCAATACAACCCGGGATTCGTGGACTTTCTGGTGGTGGAATGATGAGCAAGACCTTCTCGATCCTCTGTCCTTCGCGCGGCCGGCCGGACCTGTTTGCCCGTATGGCCGAGTCTGCGAAATACGCCCCGGATGCTGATTGTGAGATACTGGCATTCCTGGATGACGACGACGAAACGGCCCTGGATTACCGCCGCGACTTGATTGACGATGTCGTTATCGGTCAGGTCAAGTCGGTGGGTGTGGCTTGGAACCGGTTAGCTGAACGGTGTTCCGGCCAGTACCTACTGATGGGCAACGACGACCTGGTCTTTGAGCCGGAATGGGACAAGAAACTGCTTAAAGTATTCGCCCAGAGATTACCGGTCGATGGGCTCTTTGTGGCGTGGGCTGAAGATGGGTCTAAGCGTGGGAACGGCACATTTCCAATTATGACCCGGCTGTGGTATGAAGTGCTGGGTTACTTCACCCCGACCCGGTTCCATTTCCTTTGGAATGATACGTGGGTGACAGACATTGCCCTCCGGGCCAAGCGGGGGTTCTACATCCCCGACGTCCTGATCGAGCACAGACATTTCACGTTTCACAAGGCTGAGTACGACGCCACTTACCGGCGCCATCGTGAGGGGCAGGGGCTGAAAACACAGGAAGACAGAAGGGTGTACACAGATTCGTTGGCCGACAGGAAGGCCGACGCCCGGGCTATCCTACGGAAGATTGAAGAACTGAAAGGCATTACAAGATGAAGACCGGCATCATAGGATTGGGCAAAATGGGGTTGCCGATAGCAACTGCGATGGATTTCGGTGGCCACGACGTCATGGGGTATGACCTGAACCCCGCACGTATGAGCCTGGACCCACAACCGTATCGGGAAACCGGGCCGGATGGGCGCAGTGATTTCAATAAGTGGCTTGCAGCGTCGACGGTGAAGTTCGGGTCGATGGAAGAGGTTGTCGATCATGCGGACATCCTGTTCGTCATGACACAGACCCCGCATGACCCTGAATTCGAGGGGTTGACCCGGTTGCCGGCGGACCGCGTTGATTTCGATTATCAGTACCTACGCGAAGCCGTTCGGCAGATCGTTGATGTCGTCAAGGAACCGACCGTACTGGTGGTTGTGTCAACTGTCCTCCCCGGCACTCTGTCCCGCGAACTAAAGCCGATCATCGAACCGGTCAAGGATACATTGGCCCTGGTCTACAATCCGAGCTTTATCGCAATGGGTACGACCATGAAGGACTTCCTGTATCCAGAGTTCATTCTGGTCGGGCAGGAAAACGTTGATGAGGCCGAAACCCTCAAGACGTTCTACTCCTCGTTTATCGACGCCCCCCTGATGACCATGTCTATCGAATCGGCGGAGTTGTCTAAGGTTGCCTATAACACGTTCATCGGGGAAAAGATCATATTTGCCAATCAGGTCATGGAGATATGCGATCGGATGGCCGGTGCCGACTGCGATGAAGTTGCGGGGGCATTGAAGAACGCAAAGCGGCGACTGATTTCAACGGCCTATCTGGATGGTGGCATGGGAGATGGTGGAGGATGTCATCCGAGAGACAACATCGCTATGTCATACCTGGCTCAGAAACTCGGATTGAAGTATGACCTATTCGAGTCGGTCATGCTGTGCCGGGAAGGTCAGACCGACTATCTGGCTTCGATGGCGGTCGGCTACGCTAAAGCAATGGATCTGCCCGTTGTCATTCTCGGCCAGGCATTCAAGCCCCATACAAACCTGACCATCGGAAGCCCGGCCATACTGTTGGGCAACCTGATAAAGGAAAAGGGAGTTGCTGTTCAGTATGCAGACAACGACGTCGGCACGGCACTCAAGGAATCGGACGTACTCCAGTCGCCGGCGGTGTTTGTGATTGGATGCAAACATGACAGATATGCGAATGCTGTGTTCCCCAAGGGGTCGTGGGTGATCGATCCGCATCGGATGATTCCCCCACAGGCCGGGGTTCACATTGAAGGTATAGGGTCAAAGGTCCGGGCAAACCCGGTGAAGGGATAAGTCATGGCCAGGGTATCCACAAGTGACGTCAAGGCGCTACTGATCGGGTCAGAGTTAACAGACGAACAGGTGGAGCCGTTCATCGAGACGGCTAATGTGGTGGTCACGAATCATTGCGCCGGATACAGTTACGACGCTGACGTATTGAAGCAGATCGAGCTTTGGCTGTCGGCACATTTCGTTTGTCAGGCCGATCCGCAGATTTCGAGAGAAGGGGTCGAAGGCGGTACGAATGTCACCTACGATGGCAAGACCGGCATGAACCTTGACAGCACCCGGTACGGCCAACAGGTGAAGATACTGGACTACAAGGGCACCATCAGGGAAGCCCGCAAAGAACCGAGCCTCGATGTTATGATGGATGAATGATATGGCGTTCAAGGGTGCAGGCATATCGAGAGTATTAACCCAGACGGCTGTGTATTGGGCACCGCCCACAAAGGATGCACACGCCAAGGGTACGTTCACCACGGGGACCGAAATGTCGGTACGGTGGGAGGAGAAGCAGGAGATTTTCGTTAACGCACAAGGTGAAGAAGTTCGGTCGGCCGCCGTGGTTATACTTGGCAGCGACGTTGTGAAGGGCGGCTATCTCTATCTGGGTACTCTGTCAAGTCTTGGCTCGGACGCCAGGTCAGATCCAACCAAGGAAAGTACGGCGCATGAAATACGGGCGTTCTCAAAGGTGCCTAATCTGGCCGGTACGAGTTTCGGGAGGAAGGCATGGCTGTAACGGTAAAGGGTGGCTTCAACATCAGGCGCAACCTGGAGAGGTACAAGGCCCTGTCTGTGAAGGAACAGCGTGGGCGCATGAGGGAGGCCTGTATGGAGGTCCAGCGGCGGTCGCAGTTGGTTGTGCCGGTTGATGTGGGCAACCTTAAAAACAGTTGCGAAACAAGGGTTGTCCACACGGCGTCTGGTGTCCGGGGGCAGATCATGTACCTGGCTGCCTACGCGGCATTCGTCCACGAAAACCTACGGGCCAGACACAATCCTGGTAAGCGGGCGAAGTTTCTACAGGGGCCGCTACAGGATTCAACCCATGAGGTTGCCCGCATACTTGGAGGCCGGGCATGAATTCCCCTGCTGACGACATAATGACCATCCTGACGGCCGTCCCGGCTCTCGGGCTGACGGCCGCAACGAATATGTTCGTCGGCCACATGCCAGAGGACAAGACGTCTCTGGTGGTCTGTGTTTTTGACACCGGTGGTTATGACCCGGCCAACATCATGTCGGGATCGGGAGTGTCAAGGCCAACCGTTGAGATCATGGTGCGGGGAATACCGGGAGAATACGAGGATGCTTACGCCAAAGCGGCAGCCATAGATGCACAATTACACCTGCTGACAGGGACCACAGTGGACACTGCGCGGTATCTGATCATCAGCAGGATAGGAGATATCAACAGCATAGGGGTCGACAAAGGTCGGCAACCATTACTGACAATCAATTATCGCATGGAACGCACAGCGAGTTAACAGGAGGATATTATGTCTGATGCAGTATCAGTAGTTGGGACACTATTCAAGAGGGGGGACGGTGCATCGTCCGAAGCGTTTGTGTCTTTAGGTGAAATCACCGGGATCACACAGGGTGGAATGAACCGGGATACTATCGACGTCACGAACCTCGGGTCAACGGGGGGGTATCGTGAATTCATCACGTCCTTCCGCGACAGTGGGGAGTTTACCCTACAGTGCAACTATGTCCATGATGCCTATGAGACATTCAAGGCTGATTTCGAGGCTTCGGCGTCAGTCAACTATCAGATCGTTGTTGACGATACCGACGCCTCAACGTTCAGCTTCGCAGGTTTCGTTACGGCTATGCCTGTGACGTTCAATACGGGGGAGCAGGCCAAGGTGGCGATCACTATCAAGGTCACAGGCGAAATGACCCTATCCAGCTAAAGGAGATCGACGTGCTTAAAAAAGATGAGATACTGAACGCACAAGACCTCAAGACAGAGGTCGTCCATGTTCCCCAGTGGGGCGGTGATGTTATCGTTCGAGAGTTGACCACGGCACAGCGGAACGAGGTCTATAAGTACATCGCCGACAATAGGGAATCGGCGGTTGGCAGGTTTCAGCCTATGGTGGTCAGGATGTCCGTTGTCGGTGAAGACGGGCATCCTGTCTTCTCCGAAGATGACGAGGCCGCCTTGGCTGGGAAGAGCTCGAAGGCAATGGACATCGTGTTTGCTGCCTGCTGTCGAACCACAAAGCTGCGGAGAGCAGACATTGCTGAGACGGCAAAAAACTCAGAGGAGACCCCTACCGACGGTTCCTCTTCCGACTGAGCCTGGCGTTGGGGTTTGCGCACCCGGACCACTTGGAGCGGGTGCTAACCCCGACACAGTTGGTGGAGTGGCAGGTGTTCTCCGAACTCGAACCCTTTGGTGAAAGAGGTGACTATTTGCGCACATGGATGCTGGCACAAGCGATGGTTGCCCCATATCAGAAGAATGGGTCGCCGGGATTGCAGATGGATCAGTTTGTCCCCGGCATAGAACCGAAACGACAGACGGTGGATGAAGCGAAAGAGATACTGAGACGATTTGCTGGTAAGGAATAGCCCGATATGAATATAGGCCATCTTGTAGCGACCATCGATGCCGATAATACCAAGTTCATCCGTGGTATCACTCAGGCCAATACCCACATGGCCGGTTTCGAGAAGCGGATAACGAGGTCCGGTGCCGTGGTAGATGGTGCGTTCAACTCGATAGCTGCATCGGCCAAGCGTATGGCCGGGGCGCTGGCTGTTATTGGGGTGACAACCGGTCTCGGTGCGCTTGTGGGGCAGGCGGCGCGTGTCGGTATTGAGTTCGAGCAGTCGATGGCAACGGTTGCTGGTATAACCCGGGCCACGGCTGACGAGTTCGAGATGCTGACCGGCATTGCAAAGGAAATGGGCGCCACGACCGAATGGACGGCGTCACAGTCGGCTGATGCCCTCAAGTTCCTCGGCATGGCGGGATTCGAGGCGACACAGGCCGTCAAGGCATTACCTGGAGTCCTGGACCTTGCCACGGCCGGATCCCTTGATCTTGGCAGGGCTGCCGATATCGCGTCGAATGCTCTGACTGCGATGCAGATACCTGTGGGACAGTTGTCTCGGGTCAATGACGTATTCATCGCCACCATCACCCGGTCCAATACCGACATCGAACAGATGGCGGACGCCTTCAAGTATTCGGCGCCGATAGCTAACGCCTTCGGCTACAGCATAGAACAACTGTCGGCCATCATCGGCAAGCTCGGGGACGCAGGAATCCAAGGCAGTATGGCGGGCACCTCGTTGGCCCGGGCCATGCAGGACGCCCGAGAGTATGCGGCGGAGATGGGGTTAGCTTCTGGCGATCTACTGTCCGTACTGGATCACCTGAAATCTTCCGGTGGTGATCTGGGCGATGTAATCTTTGAGGTGTTTGAGCAGCGGGCCGCGAAAGCAGCCCTGATTCTGGCGGACGTTACCGACGAAACCCGGTCGTTTACCGAAACGCTTGCAGGTGCGAAGGGTGAATCGACAAGGCTTGCCGACATCATGCGGGACACCGTGGGCGGATCGTTCAAGACGCTTAAATCGGTTCTTCAGGATGTGGCAATATCGGGATTTGATTTGTACGGTGGCAACCTCAAAAGCCTAATAGATGATGCCACTCAGTGGGTGCGGGAACATAAGGAATCTATCCTGGCCTTTGCCGATGTTTCCGTTACTGCCCTGAACCTGCTGGCCCGTGCCGTCGGTGGGGTGTTAGAGGTCGTCGGTGGGGGATTGCAGGGTGCGACAATCTTTTCGGACATTCGGACACAGGCGGATGAAGCAGCAAGGAGTGTCCAGTCGTTAGACGAGGAAATCTCCGGGGTTTTCGATCTGGACGATCAACAACTGACAGCAGAGAAGTTCTTCAAGGCTCTGACATATTCGCTCGTTGATGCGGCAGCGTTTGCTGCGGCAGGAATCACCAGTATTGTCTCGTTTACAGCGGGAGCCATTTGGGAACTTATCAAAACGGTTCTCAAAGATATTGCCCAAATAGGTGTTGTGATTGATGCTGTCGGTAAGGCCATAACGGGCGCTGGCACGTTCGATGATGTCACTGCGGCATTGTCCGGGATTAAGGCCCCCGATGTTAGTGGCCTGTGGAAAACCCTATCCGATGAAATGACGAAAACGTGGGGTGACTTCTATAAGGAAACTGCCGCTGAATGGCTTAAAGCGATCTACAATCCCGCCACGGCTGACGTGTTGATAGCCGGTTTGAATCCACAGGGTTCCCCCGTGGCACAAGGCGGCGTGGCTGGGGCCGGTGGTGTATCTCCGGGGGCATCACCCTTTGCGGGTGTCTCAGCCCCCCCCCTTATCGGCGGTGAAGACATAGACCCTGTTCACCAAATGATGATGGGGGGAGTTTCCCCTATAGAGACGATGTGTAAGGCTGAAGAAACATGGCAGATGACGGTGAAGCGTGTAGTTGATGAATGGGAGAAGGGGGTCACCAATATCGAAGGCAGGACGTGGGATGCCCTGTCTATCATGGAGTCGTCCTTTTCACAACTGTCCGGCGGCGTTACCGAGATGATGTTCGGTATGCGGGATAGTCTTGCTGACATCTTCAAGGGCATCGCAATGGACTGGGTTAAGTTCTTCATCGATGAGGCATTGAAGGCGTTGAAGGTGAAGTTCGTTGGGCAGGTGGTCAACCTTGTCACCAGCATATTCGACAATCCCGTCAACGACGCCCTTGCCGCGAAAGAGGGGTACAGGGTCGCCATGTTTATGCAGCAGGGGTTTGTCGCTGGGTTCTCACAGCAGGACATGGCCAACATCGTGACAAAAGCGGTCGGGGATGCCGGGGCCAACGGCGGGCAAGCATCGCCTGTCGTCAATCACTACCATTTCGACGGTGTGGTCACAGAAGATTTCCAGAGTGAGACTATCCGCCGGGCGAGCCTGGCCTCAAAACGGAGGGCTGTACAGTTCAGAACAGTCAGGGATGAGCAGTTCGGGGATTCGATAGCTTTAGGGGGGCTGATAGGGTAATGCGTACACCTCCGACCAAATTCAGCAACTTCCAGAAGCGGGGAGATGTCGATCGTGTTTGGGTTGTGAAGATAACCGACGGGTCGAATACCCTGATGGTTGCCGACAGGGACATGGAACTGACGGACGGTCATGTGTACGCCCTGCTCAAGGGTGATATCACTATTGAGCAGAGTATTGACCCTCTGGCCCGGTCGTGGTCGGACGCTTCCTTTGAAGTCATCCTGCGCAATTCGCCCTACCGAAAAGATACGTCCGGTAACTGGGTAAGACCGTCAGACGAAACGGTGTTTGACGGTTCGCAGGTGGACGTTACTATTTACGCTATCACAGGGCCGAGTGCTGCTGCCCTGACTGATGGGCTACTGGAATTTACCGGGGTGAGTACGGCACCCTGCCAGTACAACGGATCCGAGCTAACGTTGTCGGTGGAAGATATTGGGGCGCAGAAACGACGAGAACAGTTCCCGATCACGTCTATGTCGGAAGTCGATTCCGGTCATCCCGAGGAAGACGCCATCCTGCCCGTTATCGGCGGATCGTTCGAGGACGCGACGTTATGGGGTGGCCCGGAGCATTTAGTCAGGGGATATGCGAGGGAGTCCGGGGGAACAATAACCTATCACATAGCTGATCATCTGTTGGCTGATGTTCATGCGGCATGGGTTCGTATCGATGAATTGGACGCGTGGATGAAGCTGGACTGGTCTGGGATGAGCTTCACTGAGACTACAGGTTCAGGAGATGATGGCATAACGAGAACGATTGTGACCGTTGCCACCTCATCCAACCCAATCAAGGGGCACCTGTTTATTCCCCCCAGGCGGGTAGAAATTGAAGCGTTTACGGGGGCTTATAATAACGCCGACTATTCGGGAGGCAGGAACAATTGCCAAAACCCGCAATATATGTACGACCTCAACAATAAGACTTGTTCGATACTGAACCAAGGGAGCACTGCCGGGCACGCCTTAGTATCCGTCAGATGGGAGGACGTTGAATCGTTCCAGATAGTGCCGGGAGGGACGGCGACATATGAAAGTAGGCGGGGGAATAGTGGGTGTACTCCGTTCCGTAGTCAGAGGGGTCCGCACGGCCCGGATCAGGAAAGAGAAATCATTCGAGGGACTTATACTCTACCGGCAATAAAGAAGAGCCGACTAACGATGCACGGCACTGACACCTACTTGGTGTGGAGGGCTTTAGCGAATCCAGATTTGACGTATAGCTATGGATGGTCGGGGAGTCCAGACTACGACTTCCTGTCATGTGCGATGGGATGGTTCCCGAATGCTCCCGGTGGCGCGCAGTATTTGATGTCTGAGGAATCAAACATTTATGATGGTTCTATCCGTGAAATGCATCTCTGGGCTGATGTGCCGTCAGGTGCCGCCGTTGAGGTACAATTCAGTCGGGACGTTGGCTGGGACTTCTACACCAACGGGTTTATAGCCAGATTCCTCGTGAAGACATCCGCCGCCACCGAAGACTGGATGCTTAAGATATACCAAGTTGCGCTGCGGCTTTACACCACGACTGATATCAACATATCCGAAGGCATCCCCGTATATTTTGAGGTGTCAGGCATCCCAGTATCGTCCAGGCAGGGTACGGCTTATGCCTCTGTGACGGCAGGCGATGTGGCTGAACATCCCTTGTTGCAGAGTGAACTTCTTCAGTCGCAGCCTATCGGTTTGTCTGCCGGTGAGATCGATACGGATTCTGTTGATGCTGCCTACACGGCCTCAATTAGTGAGAACACGGTAACAACCGACCTGGAAACCCGCTTTATCATCAGGTCCGAAGATCGGCATACCATCGGGTCGTTCCTCCAGGAATTGGCGGAAAACTCTCACCACCTGTTCTATTTCGACGCAGATGGAGAGGCCCGGTTCGTCGATATGTTGTACGGTGACACACCGTCGCCTGATGCGACCATCCCGTATTACGACCTGTCGACTGCCCCTGAAGTGTTCGGCACCGACTTCAAGAGCATCATTAACCGACTCGGCATGAACTATGGCTTCGTCCCTGTTCGGAATCGATTCTCCGAAAGCATGATAATCGACAACTCAAGTTCACAATCCACCTATGGGATCAAGACGCGGCCGGGGGATTTCAGGTTCATCGTCGGCGATACTACAGCAACAAACATCGGCAAGGGGCTGGTGTCCGAATCCTACTCCCTCCTGAAGAACGTGAAGCACGGCATCAGGATCGCGACCAGGGGGTGGACCTGGTTGCACTTGCAGATCGGTGACTGGATCGAGATTGATGATTCGAGCGTCGATCCTCACTTGGAGTTCAGGAGCGCAACCTGGTCGGGTGAGGTGTTTATGATCATCGGCAAGCAGAGAAGAATGGGCGGGGTGGTGTTTGAGGCCCTGAAAATATACGAGTGATGACATGGCAGCAACAGTAAAAGCAATCACGACCGGAAACATGGCGGCGGCTACGGTGCTGTCTGTGACGTCTGAAGCTACCGGATACCCGAAAGAGAACGTGCTCGACAACAACCCCGATACGTATTGGAAGTCTACGGATGGATCCGTCAACCAATATTTTGACTTCGACCTGGGATCGGCCAAGACAGTGGACACCGTGGTGCTTTGGGTTCATAACTATGAAGATCTGACCAGTTCCAGGGTGGTGCGCCTGTACTATTCTGATGATGAAGTGACGTACACGTTTGAATCTGGATCACCTGAGTTACCCGATTCTGCCGGTCCGTTGAGGATAAGGACGTTAGGCACAGCGAGAACCCACAGGTATTGGAGAATCATTATCGACGGCGACGCGTCGTCTCTGGCCGAAGTCCCAGAGATATCGGGGGTCTGGTTTGGAACCTTATGGCAGCCAACGGTTGGCAGTAGGTATCCCGAATCCGATGCTGTCATGGCGGGGAATGGGGTTGCGATATCAAATGCCGGCCGACAATTCGGCATGGCGTACAGGTCATGCCTCCAGCACCTGTATACCAGATCATTCCGTGTCACTACGGATGCTGACCTTGCGGAAGTGCAGGGAATGTTCACCGACAGTTTGGGACGGTTGAGGCCGGTGTTTCTGTGGGAAAGTTCAACGCAAACGGACGCCCATATGTGCTATCTGCAAACCGACGAAATGAACATAACTGAAATAGGCCCGGACATACACGATACGGTACTACAATTCTTGTCGGTGCCATACATCGGACCAGGGGACAGCTACTGATGATTGATGTCGGCTTTATAATATTGGCCTTCGCGATTGGCGCTTTGTTTGGCGCCTTCGTGGCAGGCGCGGCTTACAGAAGAGGAGAATATGACAGTAGATTATGTAACGGTTCTGATACTGGGGGCGTTCGCAGGATATCTCGTTGGGCACCTGTCGTGGGTGTGGAGAGCGAACGGCAGGAAGGTGGTCTTTGTAGACCCGAATCAGAAGATAGTAAACAAGGGCCG